CGCCCAGATGACCATGAGCTCCGATGCTTATGACCAGATGGTTGCTGAGCAGCAGGTCCGGGAGCGTTTTGCAAAGCTCCGGGAAGAGCAGGATAAAACGATTTCCGATCACAGTTCCGAACTGTACCGAAAACAAACTGAGGTGCTGAGGGATGAAGAGCAGAAGCAGCTGGAAATTGTCCGTAGCGGTGCAGAGCGGAAAAAGCAGGTAGAAGGGTCATCGTTTGACGGGATGAAAAAAGGGCTGACGGACTGGCGAGTTAACGCTGAAAACCAGTTCACCCAGGTTCGCGACATTGCCATAAACGCGATGGATGGCATGGGTACTGCCCTCTGGAATGTTGCGTCGAAGGGAAAGGGAGAGTTCAAATCGCTGGCCGTATCTGTTATCGACGATATTGGCAAGATGATCACGAAGATGCTGATGCTGAACGCTATCAAATCCGGTGCTTCAGCGCTGGGTGTGGGCAGCTGGTTCGGTTGGGCTGACGGGGGTTATACCGGCGACGGCGGCAAGCATGACGTCGCCGGTGTAGTTCACCGAGGCGAGTGGGTGGTGCCGCAATCGGTGGTCAAGAAGCCGGGCATGCTCGGATTCCTGAATCAACTCACTTATGGTAACGGCTATGCAGAAGGTGGGCTGGTCGGCGGCGGTATGGCAAAACCCTCCGCAGGATCGTATTCGCAGCCTTCTTCAGGCCAGGGCAATATCCATTTTTCGTTAACCATTCCGCTGCAGGTTGTACAGCAGGGCGACGCGAGTCAGGAATCTTCACCAACAAATCAGGATATCCTGACCAGTGAAACCAAATCCCGGCTGAAGCAATTTGTTATGGAGACGCTTGACCGTGAACTGGCCAACGGAGGAATGATTGACACCAAAATGAGGACGGCCTGATGGCATTGCAGACGTTTACCTGGTCTCCGCGTAATGGTCCAGTGGGAGACATAAAGTACCGAACCAGCAGCGTACAATACGGAGATGGCTATGAGGGCGTAACCGGAGATGGCATTAACCCGGAAACGCAGTCATGGCCATTAATGTTCACCGGTACGAATGAGGATATGAAGCCTGTGCTTAAGTTTTTGCGCGAGCATGGTGAAGTCAGAGCATTCAAATGGACCAACCCGTTGGGGGAGATAGGGCTTTACAGGGCATCCCAGCTGAAAGTTACCGCGCTTGATTTTGCGCGTATGACAATTACAGTCACGTTTGCTACGGCATATCGTGCAGAATCAATATAAATTTGAGGGAGATGAATATCATTTTGCTATGATACTTTCTTTGAAAAAAGGGAATGTTGTCATGCTTAAAATATGTGGATTTGCAGTTCTTGCGCTTGGTGTTATATGCATCATTATGGGCCTTGATATGGATGTCACAGTGAGTTCAGGTGCTCAGATGAACGTATATAACACGGGCCTCATTGCCTCCCGACAGATGACTATCTCAATCGGGTGTTCACTTTTGGTCACCGGCGCAATTCTTTTGTCAGGTGGTATTTTGAAAGAAGCGATTATCAAGAGTGTCTTACCACAGACAAAAGCAGGCACTGAATCACCTATTCAGGAATCGCAATTTGTAGAAAAGACCACAGACGGTAGCTATATTCTGAGTGAAAATGCAGTTCGTCATTATGCAGAAAAGTTGCATAACGAAATGCCAGATAATACCGCTCTTTCCGTTATGGTCACTAATGCACCACATATTGAAAGAATAAAATCGGCTATGTCTCCTGAATTAGCTAAAAAGTTTGAAAGGCTACTGGAAGTACACTTACAAGCCATTAAATAACGTTTAAAAGGCACCATATAAACCCCGCTTTGCGGGGTTTTTTGTTATGTGGCCACGCTTTTGTATGAGAGGTTTCTATGGGCATTGCTGCTGACGATCAAAAACTCCAACCCGGGAATACTATCACCTTGTTTGAAGTCGATGGCACCGCGTTCGGAGCCGACGTTCTCTATTTCCACAACCATGCAATACCCTACACCGAGGCGGAGATCGTCGCTGCTGGCGATGATGAATCAAAGCTTCCCGGTAAACCGATTTACTGGCAGGGCATCAGATACGAGCTCTGGCCATGCCAGATTGAGGATATCGAAGCCAACGGAGAAGGTACGCCAGTATCGCCAAAATTATCTGTTGCGAATCTGGATGGGTCGATCTCTGCGTTGTGCCGCCTGTTTCAGGATATGAAACAGTCAAAGGTCACCATTCACCGAACGTATGCCCATTACCTCGATGCCAGTAACTTTCCTGATGGAAATCCGCAAGCCGATCCGACAGCCGAGCAACTGGAGGTGTTTTACATCGACAGCAAAACTGCAGATAACGAAACGGATGTTCAGTTCAAGCTGAGCTCGCCTGTTGACGTGACCGGACAGAAGGTTCCTGCAAGGCAAATGACCAGCAGGTGCGCCTGGTGCCTGCAGGGCCAGTATCGCGGCGCGGACTGCGGTTATACCGGCACCAGGTATTTCGACAAATTCGGCAATCCGGTTGATAACCCTGCAGATGATGTCTGCTCTGGCACGGTTGCTGGCTGCAAACTCCGCTGGGGGGAAGATGAACAGCTGCCGTTTGGTGGTTTTCCGGCAATTGCGATCACGAGGATTTAGCCATGCTGAGCCAGCGACTTATTACCGCTATTGAAAAACACGCAGCAGCAGCTTATCCCAATGAATGCTGTGGGCTGATTGTCCGCTCAACGCGACAGCGCCGATACATCCCCTGCAATAATTCACACGATAAACCCGCTGAGCACTTCATCATTTCTGCGCAGGCCTGGGCAGAGGCTGAAGATTTGGGGGAAGTGCTGGCCATCGTTCATTCACATCCGGATGCAGGTCCGCATGCATCTTCGGACGATCTGAAAGCGTGTCATGAATCCGGCTTGCCCTGGATAATCATGTCATGGCCAGGCGGTGAATACACGGTAACAACACCGGCAGATAAACCGCCGATTCTCAAGCGGCCTTTTATACATGGAAGCTGGGATTGCTATGGGCTCATCAGGGACTGGTACCAGCAGGAGTGGGGGGTTGAATTACCTGATTTTCATCGTGACGACAACTGGTGGACACGCGGCGAAAACCTTTACGTGAAACATTATGGCGAAGCGGGTTTTTATTCACACTCTGACGAGCTGCAGGTGGGGGATGTGATCCTGATGCAGTATAAAGCGGAAGAAATCAACCACGCAGGCATCTATCTGGGTGACGGGAAAATGCTGCATCACATGTACGGAAAACTAAGCGAAGTTGTTCCCTACGGCGGCATGTGGCGTGAGAGAACAATGCTGACCTTGAGGTATCAAGATGGCACAGAACACAGTTGAGAAAATCGTGCTTGTGCGGCTCTACGGCAAGCTCGGGGCTTTATTTGGGCGTGAGCATCGTCTTTCCGTTTCATCGGTGCGAGAGGCTGTCAGGGCGCTCTGTATCATGCTCCCCGGTTTTGAGCGCTGGCTGGAAACCAGTGAAGAACGCGGCGTGACATACGCCGTTTTTAATGGCTCAAGAAATATCAGCGATCAGGAGCTGCGTCTGAATGGCGTCCATGAGGTTATCAAAATTGCCCCGATGATTATTGGCAGTAAAAAAGCGGGGGCTTTCCAGACAATATTTGGCGCGGTGCTGGTAGCGATTGGCGTCGTGTTGAGCTTCACGCCAGCAGCAGCGGCCTCACCGTTCCTCTACAAAATGGGTGCGGCGATGATGCTTGGGGGGGTTGTACAAATGCTGACCCCCAGTGGTACGCAGGGTATGACGATGGACTCGGGCGAAAGCCGGAAAAGTTATTCGTTTGGCTCCCCAATTAACCAGTCGGCTGCCGGAAACGGAGTCAATCTTCTCTACGGGAAGCGGTTGATCGCCGGTGTTCTTATCAGCGGCGGCATCTACGCAGAAGAACAACAATAACGCTCATTTCGCGTCATATTTAATTTTCCCGCTCAGGCGGGATTATTTTTGCCCGGAGTTTGTATATGGCAGTAATCAAAGGTTCGAAGGGCGGCGGTGGCAGCAGCGATAAAAGTGGTAATCGCGGTACCGAAATAGCCTCCGTGGCGTATATGAAAATTCTGCTGGCGCTGACGGAAGGAGAAGCTGCGGGAGATTTTACTGGCAAGGATATTTATCTCGATGGGACTCCACTTCTTGATGATGCTGGCAACGCAAACTTCCCTGGCGTGACGTGGGAGTGGCGTAGCGGAACTGTTGATCAGGATTATATTGCGGGGTTTCCGGCAGTTGAGAATGAAATCAGTGTCGGCACGGAGCTGAAATACGGGACGCCGTGGGTTAAATCCATTAACAACACGCAGCTATCGGCAGTGCGTTTGCGGCTAAAATTCCCAAACGGTGTTTATGCACTGCGAGACAGTGGCGGGAAGAATGGCTATCGGATTGAGTTCGCTATCGATATTTCAACCGATGGCGGCTCCTACGTTGAATACGGTAGGGATGAAGCAGACGGCATTGCAGACGCCGGGTATGAGCGGAGCT